GATAAAACTGGTTATTTGGCTATGCATCCCCTTGATGAGCTGACATTTTTAAAGAGGTCCTTCATTAGGATTAACGGACAAATAGTTGGAGCGTTGGAGACTGACACATTTACCAAAATGTTGAGTTGGACGAAGTGTGGTAAACGACATTACTACCACAGGGGAGAACCAGTCAAGTGGGAGCCAACAACTATCACTATGGCTGCATCCTCATGTTTGATGGAAGCTTCGCTGCATGGTGAAGAGTTCTATAATGAGATTGCTCAACATATTAAGATTTGTGCTCAGCAATGGGGGATAGAGTTAGATATCATTCCGCCTTGGAAACAGGCTTTTCACAGTGCTTATTATCGTGAGAGTCTTAAACTGCCAACCATTCCTAAGAATATATTACCATTCTTAGGTGAGAAAGACCCACTTTCTAACATGTATAGATGTTCTATACCTTTCGAGGGTCGTATGTGGCATTCTTCTGAACAAATCTACCAATACAAGAAAGCTGCTTTCGCCAAAAACTATGATGCTGCTGCAAGAATTGTAGACAGCATTAATGGTTTCCAAGCTAAAAGGATTGGTAGAGGAGTTTTTAAGGATGACACGTCTCTGGAAGAGCAGTGGTCTAAGGTGAAAGTGCGCTACATGCGTAGGATTCTCAGAGCCAAATTTAACCTAACTGCCCTCAAAGACTATCTTTCGAACACTGGAGAGTCCTATTTAATTGAAGTAAATAGGAACGACGTCTTTTGGGGGTGTGGGGTAGAAATTGGTGATGAAACCATATCAACTCTGACCTACCCCGGTCTGAATTGGATGGGAAAACTCCTAATGGAGCTCCGTGTTATCTTGTCGCAAGACAAGAGCGATTAAGGTATGAAGCGAGATTTCACAACGTGAATATATTGATTTGATACACAACATTATTGACATTGCATCCGGCTTTACGATACGATTTACGATTTGAACCTTTCTGACGATTACGAATAGTATGTGTTTTCATTGTGACGCTATGGAGAATGGTGAAGAGGATTGCTGCCTTGATTGGCTTAGTCTTAAGCTACATCAAAGTAGAACGCAAGAACTTTCTTTGAAGAAGACAATTGACGATTTATTTCTTCGTATCCACCACCTCGAGTCTGAAAACTTTGAACTACGTGTTGAGAGAGACTTTTTGCATGATAAACTTTATCCCAAAGTTCAGCTTCCTTCTATTAGGCAGACTCCTTTGTCCCAAAACACTGAAGAGCCAATGGAATCACAATCCATTTGCCCAAAATGTGTTGAGTTGCAAATTGAGAACGAACAAATTAAGAAAAGTTTTCGTGCCGTTTCTAATAGTAATACTAAAATTCACCATTCATTTGTTAACCTTTCTCATGAACTTGAGAAAATGAGACTCCAAATTGAGATCTATAGTCGCCTTGTACCCACTTTTCAAAAGACAATAGTGGAAGCCATATCTGAGTCAAATTCTTTCAAGCCAACAACCACAATACTGCCTGACTATGCTTTCGTTAGAGTTCCTAAGTTTTCCACATCACCAACTACACCTGATGATGAACCTGAGAATGTACCTGATCTCATGACTAGTCAGTCCACAACTGGCTTAAATCCACCTATACCTAGTGAACACAACACCAACACTGGGTCCATTTTCCAATCAACTGATGATAATCCATTACCAGTTTCATCAATTGGCGTGCGAGCTCCAGGAAGTGCGGAAGGAAAACACCATGCAGGAGTGAAAGGGGATATAATGCACTACATTAAGAATCAATACTTAGCTTTGACTGCCTTTACTTGGTCAACTTCTGATTTACCAGGAACAATAAAATTTGTTGCTCCAATTTCACCTAGATCTTCTAACTCTGTCATTAATTATCTTTCTGGCTTGTTTAATTGCTGGGGTGGTGGTTTAGATTATTTATCAAAGATTGCTGGAACTGCATTGCATGCTGGCTCTTTGATGATGGCTCGTCTTCCACCCAACATTAATCCACAAACCATTAAGACTGTTGAGCAATTATCTCATTTTGAATTTTCAGTTATAGATCCTAAGACTCTTGAAGCTGTTAATCGTTCTGTCACTGACCAACGTCAAATTATGTTTCATTTCATGAATGATGAGGGTGTAAATGCAATAGGAGGATATATTGTGATCATGGTGATGCAGCAATTGAATACAAGCTCCTCTGGCACCAACCAGATTGATGTTCAAGTGTTCAACAAAGCATCTGCAGATTTTGATATGTTTCAGATAGTTCCACCCTCAATAACACCACTCATTGAAGATCAAGGTAAGTGGAGGAACTTGTTTGTAGATTCTGCATATTCACCTCAAACTGGTTCTTATGTCACGTCTGTTAGAACGGGAACTACTGTTGGCAATCCTGTTGGAATGAGAACTACTTCGGGAGCACTTCTTTATACCCCTGGAGTCATTTCTAGATCTCTCCTTACTACTGTTTCAACTACCTTTGCTGCAACCAGATTTTCTTTGTTAGCAACTACCACTTCTACATTAGTTCCAGTAGACCAGAATTTACAAGCATTGAGTCAACCCATCACTTTCACTTCTGGATTAACACCTCTAACAGCAGTTTCACTTCTTTCTGGTGGCACCTTATCCTTACCATCCACGGTTAATCTTGCTAATACTATTGCCGTGACAAATGCTAATGTTGGTCAAGCTTATTCACTCAATTTTGGTACCACATTTTCATCAACCTATAGTGGAACTACTCTCGCTGCTCCTAATGGTGAAATTTTTGTAAATTTTCGTTCTACAACAGCTGCTGCAAATTCTGTTGATAACTTAACTACGTCTTTGATTTCATCCTTGTTTTCCACTGGTGAGTTTAGACTTCCTTCTAACCAAGTTGCAGTACTGAGATTTATTGACATTCCTTCTCAACTTCCTATAGCTGATGTTAAAGTTTACCAAAATGGATACATGACTGTTTCCGATCAAACATCTTTTGATCTGCCATATAATTCATTTGAAGTCATTTTCATTGAGTACACTGCCACTTCTGTGCCATTTCGATCTCCATCTCAAGAAATGCGTATGGCACGAGCTCTTTTATCTATGAGACAGATGAAAATGACTTCACAGTGCCTTGATGAATATGTTCATGATTTAT